CGCTCTGCTGTGAAGTGGGCGCAGGTCCGGCAGTTGATATCAGGCAGTCGCTTGTGGCCATGGCACAGGTCAGCGGCTGCACAGAACTTGCATTGATACCAGGTAGGGTCGGCGCTGATAGGCTCCGGCATTCGGTCGCTGGCAATGATGCGCTGTGCGCGGTCGGATAGCCTTTCGGCTTCTTCCTTATCCAGCCGGACGCGCTCGGTATAGATGCGGTCGTCATCTTTGCATACGGCGAAGTACAGGGCGCGGTCAACTGACATTCGCGCCATGTAGGTTTGCATCTGGGCGTAGTGCATTGGCTTAGATGCCTTGACGCCTTTGGCCACGACGTCATTAAACGACTTCAGGCTGTGCGTCTTGGCTTCCAAGACATGCGGCTTTGTCGGGGCTTCTGGGATGCCAGCCAAGACCATGCCGTCAATCGAACCAGCGAAGTGGCCATCACGAAACCCGTACTGACGGCCAGTGCCGTCTGCGTCCATGACCTCGCAGCCAGCGGCGCGAAGGTCGGAAATTACACCGGCTTCCTCATTGTGGCCACGACGGAACAAGCGAAGGATGCGGCCCTGGAATTGCTCGGGGCAGGCCCAGCGGAACGACAGCCACAGATAGCGGTCACAGTGATGGCCGATCTGTGACGCGCCAAGGTGGCCGCGACTCGGCTCACTGGCGGATTCCAGTGCTTTGTATATGCGGTCGGCAAGTGTATCGGATGGCGGGGGAATTGCTGCCATGGTGTGAGGCTCCATGCGAGGGAAAAGATGGGGCCATTGCTGGCCCCGGTTGCTTCTTACTTCTTTGCCCAAGGCGGGGCGGATGCGCTGGCAGGCTGTGAGACTGCACTAGATGGCGCAGGGAACGACGGCGCAGGCGCGGCGCTACCATTGCCAGCCTTGTACGCTTTCACCTCGTTGTCGGCTTCATACTGGCCGTCTGCTGGCTTGATGGCGAGCTTGACGACAAGGTTGCCGCCGATGAGTTGGTCAGTGTCAGACAGCGTAGCCAGCCCGATAGCGCGCATAATATCGCCCAACTGCTGCCGGCCAATTTCTTCGGCCTTTGGCGATTTGTTGCGGATGTTCAGGTTAGCAAAGATAGTACGGCCGGCATGAGTTGGCCCGGTCACCTTCATCTTCATTTTGATGTACTGGCCGGAGTTATCCTTGGTCGGATTGACGTCGGCTGACTCAATCGTGACGCTGTAATCGCCGGCCGGCAGCGGCTCAAAGTTGCCGGACTGGCCAACGGGAAGGTCTGCTGCATTGATTGGGGTATCGAGAAATGCCATGAGTTATTGCTCCTGTTCGATTGCAAAAGATGGCCGACCGGCCGTGGTTGTGATTGCGCCGGCCAGTGCGCCGGTTATTTCTGGGGCTGCTGCTTTCCATTCCTTCATGTTGAGTTCTGGCTTCCATCGGAACAGAGCAGACAAGGTGTCATGACCGATACCGGATTCCAGTGCCAGTTCCTGCAAGGCTTCAGCGTCAACCTTTCGGGTCATGCGGCAAGTAACCTTTACCTTGTAGTCCGCAGCATCTGTCGTCTGCTGACCTTCGATTGTCGGATTGATGCGCAGGGCTTCTGCCATCTGGTCCTCAATCTGCCGACGGCGCTCTTGTGCGGCTGTTTCTTCTGCCTTTGCGTCAATCCACTGAGCGGCCAGAAAAGGCAGATCATCTTTGATGAATGTCACGACTCACCTCCGATCTTGCGAATGATTGCGCCAAGGTCTGGCATCTCCCATGTATCAAGACGGCCGGAGCGGTCTTTTGCCTGCCACAGGCCATCAGATTGCGTCATCAGGGCGCGTACCGGCTGGCCGTCCTCGCCTTTCTCGACACGCAAGGCAAGCACCTCATCAAAGAAGTACGGCAGCGCCTGGCCAGTCTTGTTGCCCGGCATGGATGGCGCATACATCACCCGGCCCTGTTCATCTGTAGACTTCTCGCACTTGGCAGAGAAATAAACATGGCGGCCCGGCAGGTCACGAAAGGAACGGATGATATCCGTCATCTGTTCTTGCATTGCCCCGTAGGCTTGGCGCGGGTCTTTGGTCAGCTTCTTCTCAGTGTTGAGCACCACCTCGGCAATCTCGCTGATGCTGTCGAGTGCAACGGACTGGAACGGATGCGCCTCGCTGGATTCTGACAGCCAGCGATAAGCCTCCTGCAAGGACTCCATCGAGTTGATTTCAATAAAGGGAAGGTCAGCGCCAGCGATGGACAGAAGTCCGCCTTCTGCTGACAAGATGATTGGGTCTGGCATGGTAGCGATGAGCGATGTTTTGCCAGCGCCTGCATGACCGTACACCAGAAACTTAACGCCGGAGGCGTGCAAGCCGCCTGTGCGCTTCAGACTGATAGCCATATTGTATGTCCTGTTTGTATCCCTGTCGGGTAATTCCGTTCGGGCATGTGCGCACAATAAACGCTTGCAACCTAACGTGTCAACAGTATATTGTGCGAAAAGTTAAACCGGAGTCTCGAAAAATGCTAACCATCGAAGAAATGCGCGAATTACTGCAAGACCGAAACGCATCGGCCATTGCATCAATCACCGGACTGTCAGCGGCAACCATCCGTGACATAAAGGAAGGGCGCAACACAAACCCGACCATGACGACAGCACAGAAGCTGTCCGACTACCTGACAAGGAAGGCTGCATAAATGGCGAACATAGTCGACCTGATGGGCCAGCCCTTTACACCGCCACAACCAAAGCAGCCTGATCCGCCAGAATTGCAATTCAAGCAGGCCATCATGGATGCTGGCATGGTTCCACCGGAATACGTGCAAGCCGATGGCCAGTTGCACCGCTACAGCACAAACGGCAAGAGCCACGATAAGGCAGGCTGGTACATTCTTTATGGCGGCAAGGTGCCGGCCGGCTGTTTTGGGGACTGGCGCATAGGCTCTAATGTGCCATTCAGGGCTGACATTGGCCGCGACCTGACCGCGAGCGAGAGCATCGAGCACAGCCGGCGCATGGCAGAGATGAAGGCCATTCGTGAGCGTGAACTTGCCGAGAAGCGAGCCGACGCAGCAGAGACAGCGGCCGAGATATGGGAATCCGCCAGCCCGGCGAGCGACGACCATCCGTACCTGGTTCGCAAGCAGATCAGCGCCAATGGGCTGAAGGTTGCCGGAGATGGCCGGCTCATTGCTCCACTGCTGATAGCCGGCGAGATAGTCAGCCTTCAGTACATTGCGGCCGACGGGATGAAGTTGTTTCTTAAGGGTGGACGGACGGCCGGCGCTTCATGGCTCATTGGCGAGCATCAAGGTGCGGCAACCTACTATCTGGCCGAGGGCGTGGCTACTGGCCTGACCATCTTTGAGGCGACCGGCGAGCCTGTGGCGATTGCGTACAGCGCCGGCAACATGACGGCGACCGCTAAGGCATTGCGGGAATATGCCGGCGATACGGCACGCATTGTTATCGTGGCGGATAATGACACCAGCGGAACAGGGCAGACAGAAGGAAAGAAGGCAGCCGAGGCAATCGGCGCGACATTGGTCATACCACCAACACAAGGGCAGGACGTCAACGATTACGTCAACGACGGCGGCGACCTTCTGGCCCTGCTCAATCCACCAGCCGAGAGCGGCTACCTTGTTCCGGCTGATGACTTCTGCCGGGAACCCGCGCCGATTAGCTGGCTCATCAAGCACCATCTACAACGTGATGCACTCATCATGGTTCACGGCCCAAGCGGCGGCGGCAAGACTTTCGTGGTTCTGGATATGGTGCTATCCATCGCCAGCGGAAAGGCCGATTGGTGCGCTAACCGAGTGACGGCCGGGACCGTCGTCTATCTGGCCGGCGAAGGCCATCACGGCCTGCGCGGACGTCTGGCGGCGTGGAAGCTGCACAACAGCGCCTCACACCTGGATATGTGGCTATCTAAGGCAGGAGAGGACTTGAACACACCAGGCGGTTACATGCGAGTCCGTGAGGCAGTTATGGGCCTGCCATCAAAGCCGGCCGTGATTGTGGTCGATACCCTTCACCGCTTTCTGAATGGCGACGAAAACAGCGCACAGGATGCCAAGACAATGCTGGACGCCTGCTCTAGCCTAATGGCGGAGTTCGGTTGCTCCGTCGTGCTGGTTCACCACACCGGCGTATCCGATGAAGCACAGCACCGGGCGCGTGGATCCTCTGCCTGGCGCGGCGCGCTGGATATCGAGATCAGCGTAGTGCCAGGAAAGGACGGCGCACCACTTGAAGTCGTGCAGCGCAAGAGCAAGGACGCTGAGCTAACCGCGCCTGTCTACATGACGATTACACCAGTACAGCTTCCGTGGATTGATGAGGATGGCGAGCCGGTTACATCGGCCGTTGTCGTGCAGGCAGACGCACCAGAAGGCAAGGAAAAAGATACCAAAGTCCCATCAGGGGCGCGGCAGATGTTCGAGTCCGCATGGTTTGCACTTGGCGACATTGACCAAGGCAGGCCGTATCTGACCGCCTCTGCTTTCAATGAATACACCAAAAGCCGCGACTTTCCGACAGACGGCGCACGACGGCAGGCGCTTTCTGCTGCAAAAAAGCAGCTTGTCAGCGGCGGTTATCTTGAGGAATACAAGTCTGGCTATATTGTCGCGGACTCAATGGCAGCAATGGTTCTGGTGCTTTCAAGGGCTACTAAATAATGACTGTCAGTGCTGTCAGTTTGCTGTCAGTACGCTGTCAGTCTGACAGTTGGCAAGGCAATTGACCTGTCAGTGACAAATGGGTTACGCTTTCAAGCGTACCCCAGTTACTGACAGTCATGTTGCGCGGTCAAAGTAACAAAGCAGAGGGTACAAAATGCAATCCGTTATTTTCCCATATCCCCCATCCGCTAACAGGTACTGGCGCATATTCAGAGGCCGGGCCGTACACTCAAAAGCCGCTACCGATTACAAGAAAGCCATCCGCTCTATGGTGGAATCAGAGCCGACCGATGAGCCGGTACAGTTGGCCGTTATCTTGCATCCAAAACAGAACAAAGACGGCTCCGAGTGCAAGACCATCATCGACCTGGACAACTGCTTGAAGGTGGCACTCGATGCACTACAAGGTGTGGCGTATCTGAATGACAAGCAGGTCAGAAAGATCACGGCCGAGTATGGCGACCCGTTACCAGATGGCGGGCTGACTGTTTCAGTTACCCGGCATTGACCCGCCACCGCCTTGAACGCCAACGATGAGCCGACGAACGGTAGTTGACCAATGCACCCCGTTGCGCAATAATAACCACATCGAAGCAGCAAACAACAAACACCAGGGGAATCA